ACAAAATCACCTACACCGCTCATATATCACCTTTCTCTAACTTCATAACCCGTAAGTCTAAAGTTATGCCGTTTTTTTTCATTGCCTCTTTTTTTATACCAACATCTTTAAAATTGAACTTTGTAGCTAAATTAATGTTGTGTTGATGGTGTTCAGGGATTTCTACAAATAAACTATTCATATTAGTGTTATTAAAAAACCACTCTAAACCATTCTTTATAAACTCCCTTCCATAATCTTTTCTAAAAGGCTTTAGCAGCATAGGATGAAAAACCACGCCAGACGGTTTATGCACAAATAAATGTAATCCTATCACATTTTCTACAACTGCTTTAATAACCAGCATATTCCTACGCAAAACAGGCGAAAAATCCTCTTTTTTTATGCCATCTACGCCTATCTTTTCCCACATCTCGGAATCAGTCATTACTTTTTTAATCAATCTCTGGTCAAATGTTTGCTCTATATTCATCGTCTTTCAATCCCTGAAGCGTAAAAAACCGTATTATTACCAACCGCTGCCTCTACCCATATCGAATCACCGGGCTTTACAATTTGATTAATTAAACACATCGGACAATCACCATCTAAGGTAGCTGTGCTAGTTAATATCAAAGTATCAAGATCAGCGACTGTTCCTATGTAGACGCTATAATCCGATGACCCCCCCGCAACAAATTGAGTGATAACAGTACCACGGCCTCCAGTATTTTTAGATGTAGGCGCTGTGTATACATTTACTGGAGATGTGCCGCTAGGACGCTCTCTAAATAAAAAAGCATTAGTCGTCATTTCTAATATCTCTTTGGTTAGCTCTTCTATAACCTCAGCAAATCGGTTAGTCGGCGTACCGTCTGAATTTAACCATCGCTCTGAGCGCTGTAAGTAATTAAGAGGCACTTGAACCGAAAACCTCCGCCTCTAGTACAAAAAAAGTAGTCTCTACAGGCTCATGTGTCTGAAACTTTAAAACTCTATTTCGAGCTATTCTGCCCATCCTGCGCCATACAATTCTTTTTCCATATTCACCCTTCTGCCCCATATCTCTCGCCAAGGTGGGAGTAAAATTAATGCCATTATCACTATAAGAATGATTTACAACAGGATTAGGGCTTTCCGAATTACCAACGCCTGAAGCCATAACCATCTCATAAGAATTAGCAAAAACTGGCGAACCATCAAAATTAAAAGGCTGAGTAGTAAATTCTCTATTTAAAACGTCTCCATACTCAGTATAAATAGTCGGATCAATTACGCCTATTTTACCCGTTCGCTCATCGCCTACAAAAATCCTATTATAAGCACGCACTACGGTATTAACCCGCCATCGAGTCCCATCTGTTGATCGTTCAAACCATATAGGTCTACCTATTCTTTGGGATGCGACGATCTGAAAAACAAATGTTCTATTAAAAAAAGTAAATCCAACATATTCTTCTCCCTCTGTTTGATAAGACCATGCAAATACTGAGCGTATTTCATCGTCACTCAATCCTTGCATAAAATGATCAATCGCAGGCGTAGAAACTTTTATAGCGTTATTTCCAACAAACCGCCATATAGAGACTTCTTGTTGATCACCACCGCCTATAAAAAAAAACGTATTATCCGCTTTTACAGCGCCATTCCTAGCCGCTAAACCCCTTTCTACTGTGCCTGTAGGAATAGTAGACAAAGGAAAGCCAGAGCCTCCTATGGTCTGGTAAGGCTGTATAGTCTCTGTGCCAAGCGAATAGTATTGACCATTGCTAACCATTCCTGCTTGAATCAAATCAGGATCAACTTCAGCCGTACCAAAATCAGTAGGCGTAAAAGTAATTCCATCTAAATTAGAGTTAAAAATTATCGAATCTGTATTAAAAAAGAAGAAACCGTCCTTAAACCAAACATCTAAAGCAGGACCCAAAAACCCCGGATCTAAATTTAAAGTCAAGTCGCCAGTGTTTAAATCGTAGTAATACGAATTGCCATTAGGCACAACTATCCATATATACTCACGACTAGCCGCCATTTTGACCAAACCAGTTCCAGTGATATTTACCGGACTAGGCAATTGTGAAGCGCTAATATTAAAAAACGTCCCATCTGAATTCAGCCTAATAAAAGCATTATCCTGAACAAAGTAAGCAATACCTTGAGACTCTATTGCGCCTCTACTAGTCTTTAAACCTGTATCTACAAATTCTCTAATACCATCCGTAGACCTCAAAGCTGTAGGACTGTAAGCAGGGGATTCCGGCACTACCGGCCTAAGATTTATACATTCCAAGTTCGCTAACTGCGGCGAAAAAGATTGATAAAAACCATTTGCAATATCTACTGCAACCCTAGCCATTATAATGCTCCGGTTGAATGTTCAGACTCGTTACCTCCTCATCCCATCCAAGAACCTCATCAAGCATCATTTCAGCCCTCGCATCAATGCTAGCAAGCTTGGCCAATGGAACTTGGTATTGATGCCCAATCCTAGACGCTAAACCATAAATAAGCGCATTACCCCACTCTATAGGAAAATCAGGGTTATCCGATGTGGTTATGAAATCCTCTATCGACCTTTGAAACGTAAACTTTAAAACCCTCCTAACACTATCTGAGGTTTGCCATATAAACAATTCACCATCAACCAGTTTAGGCGAGTAATAAAAGGCTGTAGGCGTGCCTTCAGAACCCTTGTTAGTTTGCGCAAAATACTCTTGCTTTGACCACTTATCCAATTCTACTTCGGTATTGTTTCCCAACAAATTACGCCTAGCTGATTCAACTCTCAAAGGCCTCTCTATCTGCGTTGTATAAAAGAAAACGCTATTATTTATTTCAGCAGAATCCGTTAAAGGGTCCGTGATAGTTACGCCTGTAGGAGAGTCAACGGTTAAAACCGTAGTCCATTGCCTTGTACCATCGTCTAACTCAATACCAATAAACCCACCCGCTACCATTCCACTCGTATCTAAAACAATTGTATTAGCACCAGCTAAAGCAGCAGTAGTAATATCCGTATTGATAAAGTCATCTAATAAACACGCTTCAGCGCCATTAGGCCCCAGTAAATACGACGTAACACCCGCATCTAAAAACAATATACCCTCATCCCTTTTCCAAAGATGTAGACCTTGCGCCTGCCATTCCTTAGCCATCAAGTTTAAATCTATAAGACCGTCGGATACTTCTGAATTAGTTAAAGGAATCTCCGCAGCCCTTTCAGCAACTAAAGACAAAGCTTTTGTAATAATAGTGTTAGCTGTTATGTTGAATGTAACGCTTCCGCTAGTTGCCATTAGATTTTACCGTTAAGTGAGTTTGGATCAACTTCTGTAACAAACTTAGGGGTAGGACGAACACGAGTAGGTTTAACACCTAATTTCTCAGATCTAGGCCTTAACGTAAGCTGAGGATGCTTTGGATCATAATCCTCTTCGCTTGTGATAAAGTTTTGCCATGTTTTCCTAGTCTTATCTGATCTAACCTTTCTTCCCGATATGTCACAAATTACGTTATGAGCGCCTTTCTTAGGATGCAATAAACCCGCTGTCATTTTTTCGCCCTCTTTTTGCCAGTTTTCAACGATTGCCCCGTTTTAGACTGACATATTCTAGCCGCCGACTTAACGCCTTTTTTCTTTTTAACGCTTTGAAAACATTTGTCTACCTTACTACCCTTCGGCATTATCACTCTCCGAAAGCTTCTCAATAATGCCATGCAAATGATTCATTAAGCACATATCAGAAACACCGATAGTCTTAGAGTACTCAATAATCAAGGTGATCACTGTCTGCTTTTCATTATCATCTAACATAACCTAAAACCCTAAAAATAATAGCCGTACATCTCACCAAAACAAAACCAACAGAAGAAAATACGCAAGCCCAAAAAAAACCTTTTTGCTTTTTTACAGCATCATAAACACCTACCGCAAAAAAAATATCATCTGCTGTATCTGGCCCATCGTCCCAGTCAACATCGTGCTTATGACACTCTTCCTCTAAATCTAAATCAAACCAGTCCAAAGTCTCGCTAATCATTTTAGAAAGCAAATTTGACAAAAAACCATCGCCAGCAGGACCACAAAAACTGTCTCTTTTATATGTCACAAATTTTCCTGTATAAACACATAATAATCATCTACTTTCAATTTGACACTATCATGAATGCCTTGAGTATAAGCCCCTTCAATAGTCAATTGATCAAGCTCATGCCTTGCCATAACCCAATTACCCGTCAATAGAAACGACTTAGCATCAATTAGCTTTTTTTCTATAAAATAAGCATCGGCCTCAGTCATTACACCAGTATTGAAAAGCGTAGCCAAGTCCACCCTTATATCATTATAAAGCTCAAGACCATGCTTAGCCCTTTCGTGGTATATTTTTTTATATTGAGATTTTATCTCATCAATATCAGTTATTTCTGTAAATCCAGCAGGCTGCGTACCTTCTTCAAGAAATTTTATATCAGGAATAGGCTCGTTATCTTCCTTGTAAAACTTTTTCACCATAATAAAACCTTTTAGTAATAAGTATAAGTAATCCACCTACTAGAAGAGTGTTTATAAATAAATTGAACACTGCCCCCTCTAGGTAAATCAAAGTTATTATTATCAGCTAGTAAAAGCCTATTAGCCGCAACGCTAGCATTATCATTATTCTCAAACTTTATTTTACCATTTGTACCAGAATTGATAATTGTAACTATTCTATTGACACCCGCAGCAGGAGCAACCATACCGCTAAAAGGTCTATCGCTATTGCCGGGGTTTATGAAATGAACGTTGAAATTACCTATATTGTAATCATCAATGCTGCCACTAGTAATACCAACCTCATTTATTTGAGCGCTGGGCATCTGAGTAATTCCTGTAGCATCCGCATAGTTGCCGATCTCAATACTTGTTACATTTCCGCCCTGATCAACAACAGGAACCCCGCCGATAATGTCAATAACGTCCGTAAGAGTGCCAACTGTTACACCATCTTTCTTGACAACAATATTTGAGCCTGACCCCGGCTCGCCTCTATCTCCTTTTGTGCCCTTCATGAGAAGGCACCAGAAATAAGAACTACTACCCAATAACGTCGGATTGAATGAAGGCTGGGCAGTAGATGAATCGACCTCTATTTGTATCTCTACATATTGTCCTGCATTCAGTTTTAAAGGTCTAAATACAAAAGGAGCTGGCCATTGATCCGAAGAGGCACCCGAACTTCTAATATAACCAGTAGCTAAAGCTATGTTTTGAACAACCCCATCTATCAATAATTTTGGGGCAAATTGAACCCTCTGCGCACCTCCAGTCTCTTCACTGGTTAGCAACCCGCCAAACTGATACGTACCATCATTATCAACCTGAATTCTGCTAGGATTAGTAGTATTGCTGTGGGTAAATCCTGAATCTTTCTCTTGCTCAACATCCCAATCTATAACTAAAGGGGTAGAATCGCTGTAAGTGCTAGAGTTATCAGTACTTGTTAGGCTTATAAATGACATATCAGCAGGAATCGTAGCAGAGTTTAAATAGCTCAAACTTTCGGATTGACTCAAATCCACACCATCAACATTGAATATAATGTTCCCAGCGTTTATATAAGACTGAAGCTCTGCGTCTCCCTCAATCTCATTAACGCTGCAAAAATCGGTTAAATTCACCTGCCCCGAAGCTGGTATCTCATTATCAGGAACGGGCAAACTCATTAAAGGCAAATCGCTAGCGGTTTGGTTTTTTGCGATTACTATAGTCATTGAATCAAGCTCTCCATCTCAATGTAATCCAACCCATAACATTAGAGGTAGTGTTCCCTCCGCTTTGATTTCTTGCGCCTAAGATTTGATTAGCATTAAAATCATCATTCAAAGTAATATCTTTTCCAGATACAGCCGAACTGGCCAAAGTAGAAATAGCTGTGCCATCAGCCGTCACCTCAAAGGTCGCAGCATCCACATCCGCTCGCGTATAAGCTAAACTTACAACCGTACCATTAAACTCAGCTAACCGGCCTATAGTAGCTGTAAACGCTCGACGGTCTACCCCTCTATAAAAAGCGCCAGCACCTACATTACCAAACCGACCAAAGCCAATTTGAACACTGTCTTTAGAAAGGAATTTAGAGCGCGACCCGTCGTACTGCATCTCCATTTTTAAAACCGTGTTGTAATACGTATCACCATCACTAGGGGTAGGGGTAGTAGGATCAGTCGCAGAAGCTCCGTAATTTCTCAAACCGACATCTTGAACCAATTTACCAGTAGTGCCATCAAACGTAACAAGGCCTTTATCAATTGCGCTGGCAGGACCAACAACATCACCACCGCTAGTAGAACCATTACTGACCGATGTAAGCCTTCCTTTTGCATCAACCGTGACATCCGCGTTAGTATACGAACCCGCAGCAACACCTGTATTAGCCAAAGTCGGGTTAGGGTACGTGCCTGTTAAATCACCCCCAGCGGCCCCTGTGGGCGCTCTAGAATCGCTTAATCTTGAATCATTACCCTCGCAAGCTGTATTAGCCAACGATCCATAAACAACATCTAAAGGCGTAGTACTGCTATCGCCAGATAACGTAGACCCCGTAGAAACAGTTTGACTATCCGCTAACACGCCAGAAAGACCAGCGACATTTATTTGATCTGATCCACCATTTTCATGCGTTGATGCATGAGCGCTTACAGGTACAGATGAATAAGAACCTGACTCATTTAAGAAATTAGAAGTGGAACCCCCTGAAACAAGAGCAACTCCATTAAATTGCGTAGCATTTAAGCTAGTACCATCCCATGTAAGGCTAGATGATCCATTAAAACTACCCGCATCGTTAAATTGTACTTGTGTGGTTGCGCCTCCCGGCGATGATGTTGGGGGCGTTGAATACGATCCGGTCTCATCGAGATAATTTGTGGCAGAACCCGATGAACTTAAGGCAACACCGTTAAATTGAGGCGCGTTTAGACTAGTTCCATCCCACGTTAAACTAGCGCTACCATCTAACAACCCGGCGTTATTAAATTGGACTTCCGTGTCGCTACCGCCTACAGCGGTTGGAGGAACTGAATAATTACCTGTCTGATCAAGATAATTCGTAGCCGCGCCGCCCGTAGTAAGGGCTACACCATTAAATTGTGTTGCATTTAATGTAGTACCGTTCCATGTCAAACTAGAAGACGCGCCAAACGCACCGGCATTATTGAACTGAATCTGCGTATTAGCCCCCGCTACTTCGCTAGCAATGGGAGAGTAATTACCTGATTCATTCAAATAATTAGAGGCGCTTCCGGTTGCCGTTAAACCTACACCATTAAATAGCGTAGCATTGACATTGCCGGTAACAGACAATACAGAACCGTTCCAAACAAGATTAGAAGACCCTGAAAACACACCATTATCATTGAACTGTATGGCAGTGTTAGGGCCTCCGGGGCTTGTCGAATTAACAGGCGAGCCATTTACTAATAATCTATCAACCGATAAATTCGTATAGATTGTATAAGGCAAACCGTTGATTAACATTCCGCCACCTTAGTACTGATTTATTAGTAAGTCGTGAGGACCACCCGTAGAACTTGTACAATCTAATCTAATAGCGATAACAGATGCATCTATTTGGCCGTCAACCTGACCAGTAACAGCGCTGAATCCATTTAGATCAGAAACTATAATAGGCTGAGCGTTGCCTTTATTAGATGATCCGACAGCAGAACCTAATGTTACTGTAAAAACATCGTCATTAGTAACAGAGGCCACATCAAAAACCCCATTATAATCACCAGATTTAAAAGAAACCTGATCGCTAGTGCTAAGTCCATGATTTTCTAAACCGACCGTTAACGTTGTACCCGCCCTAGAAAATGTGCAAGAAGGGCCTAGGCGATTAACTCCGCTTTGAGTAAAATTTACGGTATAAGACCCCCCGGCACTGGCATGAGGATTAACCGTGACCCCTACATGATCCCTTGAGCGCCTATTTAACGGAACCCAATCACCTACATCACCATTAGCTACGGTTATTCTCTTAGGTATCATACGTTACCCCTTATACAGCGCCCCATGTAGAGCCGTTATAGAAATTTAATACATTAGTATCGCTATTATAAATAACCATTCCAGCTTGAGGATCAGGAATAAGATCCCTTGCAGCCTCGGTAATAGGTTTAAACCTGATAACAGCCCCCTCAATATCTGAGTTAGTTTCAGGAGCCGTAGAATAATCACCGCCTACGTATAATTTTGTGTACTGTGTTCGAGCCATTTTTTAACTCCAATTGAAAAAGAGGGGACATAAGCCCCCTCGTTAGGGTTATGATCCGGGCGTACCGTAACATCCTCGCGCATCGGTCCATCCAAAGCTATAACGCTCTGAAGACTTAAACGCCATGTTACTTGTGCCAAAATCCATATCTTGCTCGAATTTAGCTGCTCGTCTATTAAAATACTTCATACCGTTCATGACATTAGTTTTAACAAACCAAGCATCATTATCAGTCAGAAAGTTATTAACAGTGAAACCACCACCCAAAGACTGCATTGTTTTGATGGCGTTAACAGCGTTATTCCCTGTGTCATTTTGAAGAGTAGAACCAAGGATTCTTTCAGCTTCAAACATCAACGAAGGCGGCACAATCAAACGCATACCTTGCAAAGCAAATCTAAGGCCCCTGCTGTCAGTAGCCTCATTGATTTGGATTAGCATGTCCTCTAAAGAGCTTTCGGTTAAGTCCGAATCAACCGCTAGACGGTTACTGTAAGTACCCGCGCTAGTAGGCCCATTAGGATGCGCCGTGTTGAATAAAGACAAACCATCACCGTCCTGCATGGTAAAAGCAGCGTCAAAGCCGTTATTTAGAACATTAGCCCCGACAACTTCTTTAGTTTGATTCATTGAAAACGCCAAAGAACCCGCCTTCTGGTTAAAAACACCATAAAGATTATCCTCTCTAGCTTCTTCAGTTACGATGAATCCCTTAGCATAGGTCAAATGAGGGTACTTAGGGGAGATACCTTCTGTCTGACTATCATAAGCAATAGAATCACCTTCAGGCTTGACAGGAGCTAAAGAAAACCCCTCCCATTGTTGATCCTGCTCAAAAGCCTTACGACTTCCATACGTATCAAATATTTTATCGTACTGCTTATCATGCTCTTCATATTTTTCACCCCAGACGGCATTCAAGCCCTCTTGGAGCATTCTGCTCTCGTTACCTCTAGTAATTACGCCAGTCATATTATACTCCCACTACGCCTTTAACCGTAGACTCGTTGATTCGCACAAGAGCTTTTTGCCCAATTGCACCAATAGTCCCGCCATCAGTAGGGGGAACTAGACCAACTATCCTCAACTGAGCTGTAGCACCAGCTGCCGCAACAGTAGAGCCGTCTAGAGTCATGTTTGAACGAACCAAATTGCCAGACGCAGTAGCCGCAGTAGCAGCTATGTCAGCATTTGAACCAACATCAGTAACGGCCAGATTACCCGCACTAATTTCAATCTCATAAAGAGCTTCAGGATCAACCTGAACTTTAACACCACCAGCAGTAGAAGCGGGTAGACCTTTTTGCTCAAGGTTTGAGTAGTCTGGATCGAACCCCACTATAACTCCAGTGATCAAACCACCAGCACTAGAGGCATCAACCTGAGCTACACCAGTAGCCGCTGTTGCTGTTCCAGTGATAGTGACAAAATCACCCTGAGCTAATAGGGAGGCATGGGAGGAAGCAACATCATAAGATGATACTTTTCCAGTGTAACCGCTCGCGCCTTGTGTTTTAATAAGTGAAGCACCACTCATAATAAACACTCCTATATAGTTAAAAAATTAAAGTAAAAAAATCACACGCCTATAAAAGCGCGTCCAATTCTCCCACCCTAAACAGTTTTCTAACTATTGGTGCGAAGGGTTTACACCCTAAAATATGCCAGTTTTCTAACTGGTTTACGAAAATCCATCTTTTTCTAGCACCGAATTTTGACCTTTAGGTATGTAATCGGGTACTACACTATTACTATCAATCCTGTTAGCTTGTTTTCTTGCCTCAGCAGTAGTATCTATTACTTTTTGTTTTTTGTCTAGCTGATCCTGTAAATAAATATCCATTGGAAGCTTCATATAATAACGAGTATGACCACCGGGTAAAGAAAGCTTTCTTTGATGCCCGTCCTCATCCGTAGTCATAATATATTCATATCCAGCATTCTCATATCTTTGCAGTTTCCCTTTACCGTAATCTGCACACAATCTAACATAAAAACCGTTCTCTTTAGCCTCCCTTACCTCCTTTGGCTCTGACTGAGCTGCGCTTTGGTGCATAGGTATGCGTTTTGGCTTAGCTTTCCTAACAACAGGCTTCGATGTTTTCTTGGCGTTAGCATTCTTAGCTGATGCTTTTTTTGGACCTCTTTTACTAACAATATTGTTTTCTTCAATCATAAACCTATACCCCTTCTCTCATGTCTGCCACTGTCTGTAAAAATATCTTGTCTCCCTTCTCGTTATCAGGAAACGCATCCCTATATGAAAGCTCTTCAGGCGTTAGATCTTTCATAGTAAGCTTTCTTCCCTGCTTTTTTTTGCTCCCTACAACGGTAGAACTCGTAGTATCAGCAGGTAAGGCCCTATTTGGATTTCCTTTTCGCTGTGCTGGCATCTTAGATATTTGGTCATCAACATAAGAAAGCCTTTCAGACATAGGCAAACCTTTAGCAGTAGCAAGATTGAAAGCCGTATGAGCTGCCCTAGACCTAGGATCTGAACTATCGAAAATCCATTGATTGTTTAGCTCCCACTCTCCCTGCAATATAGCATCCGCATTAGGATCAGATTTTACGTCTAAGGTGTTTTTTTGCTGCGTTAGCTCCGCCTTTTCGGTTGAGAGCGCTAAAGCCTCCTCAGTATTGCCATCCTCTACAGCTGTTTTTATCCTTGATTCTACCTCTCTTATTTTCCTTTCTGTTTCAGCTTTATGAAGTATATTAAGATTAGATAGCCTTTCATCAAATTGCTTTTCTCTAGATTTCATTTGGCTTTTTAAACTGCCAATCTCACCTCTCATTTCACCCCATTCAACATACTGCTTAGCAGGCTTCCAGTTTTCCTCTGGCCCATCAAATTGATCTTTAGGCCTCCACCCTTGATCGTATGCTATTTGCTCTATTTCGCTTAGCTGCGGGGCCTCTTCTGTGGCTTCCTCTACAATCTCTTCTGTTTCTTGGCTTTCTAAATCTTGTGAACCTAGTCCCAATTCTTCGCTCATTTTTATTCCTCCAATGTGGCTAACAGACAATGGCTTTCTATAATTCTATGATTTTTGAACTCATCTAAAGGAGGCGCGTAACCATCATAACGCCTAAATAAAACCCTATCACCAACAGCGTAACCCATATTATTACACCGTTCTGTTAGCGTCTCTCCGATGTTATCCCATTCAGTAAAAGCAAATGG